TCGGCGTTGAAATCCGTTCTCGCCAACCCGTGGGCGGCGATCGCCATCGGTGCTGCGATGGTCGCGGCGGCAGCCGTAATGACGGCGCTCATCAACAAGAATGCGAAGAAGAGCGTGCCTGCGCTGGCCAACGGCGGTCTGGCATACGGTCCTACCTATGCGATGGTCGGCGACAATCCCAATGCAGGCACGGATCCCGAAGTCATCGCACCGCTGTCGAAGTTGCAGGCGATGCTCCCGACGGGCGGCAGCGCGCAGAATCTACGAATAACCCTCGGCGGTCAATTGACTGCCAAGGGTCGGGATTTGGTGTATGTTCTCGGAAAGGAGAACTTCAAGTCAGAGGTGTTGGGTGGGTGAGATTAACTAAAAACTTTTTTGTTTTATCGTTTATAATTCCCATTTTAATTTGATCATAGGATAATCCTAAATGAATATCCATATTTTCTGGGGAAATAAAATAAAATTCTCCTTCTAAATATAAAACATGTTTATTCAGCAACTCTGTTAAAAGCGTTTTTCCTATTCCTGTACCGCACACTCTTCGGTTGTTGATTTTATCTTTGAATTTAGCCATGCGGCCTTTACTATGAGATTTAAATAAAACTATAATTTTCCTAAGTTTTTTAAATAACGAAAGTTGTTCTTCGGTTAACTCTGACAAAATTTTATTATGACTCCAGTATGCATCAAAAGGGTAATCGGGACGCTGTGATGTAAAGATATTTAAACATTCTGTATTTCTATTTCTATATAATAATATATATTGCCCATTATGTGAATAATCAATATTTAGATGTTCACAATCAAACACTATTGTATTATCTGAGTTTATGTTCGTTGTGTTTTCAATAATTATTTCACTGGGATAACTATAGAGTGTATTACAAGTTATAGAGATAGGCGGTATTAAAATACACCTACTCTTATTTAACTGAATTTTAGCATCATCTGCATCAATGGCCACATCTGATAAGAAATCGCCAATAAATAGAGTTTCTGATTGAGGGAACTTACATTCATAGTTATATGATTTATCATCAATCTGGAATGAAACATCGCAGTATAACGAAGTTTTATCAATATTAGTCTCATCAATAGATAAACTGGTTACATGTTCTGAATTATCTAACGATTTAATAGACGCATATAAAAATGGTAATATTTTACGGTCTAATTTTCTATCTTTTGATAACTTATCGTATATAAAGAAGAACATAAAAGCATCTTTATAAACTGTATTTAGATATTCATATGCCAAATTTGCATATGAATCATTTTGAATTAATCTCGCGATAATATAACTTTCGAATACCGCATTTTGAATCTTTTTATTTTCGATAAATGGATGTTCTTTTATCCAATTGCATATTTTCTCTTCATATAAACTATCAAATGTATTATCTCCCGTTATATTTAAATTAATGGGTTTAGATAAAATAAACGCAATAATTCTATAGCACTGTTCGTCTATATTATATATAGTGTTATATACATTATCTTTAAATGAGTTAGACCTCCCATTTAATAAAGAAGGTAACAAATTGATATTGATTTTTTCTTCCTTATCTCTATTGAGAATTAGCTCTATAATCGTAATTATCAGATCTATATTTTTATCATTCTTTGCTAATAGTTCTTCGTGAAGTTTTTTATAATTACGCTCTTGTGATAATAATAATGTTATTGATAATAGAACAGGTGCATAACCAATAAATGATAAATATTGGGATTTTTTAATGTCTGATTGGTTTTTAAAAAATCCCTCTATTGTTTCAATAATATAATCCCGGACAATTATATATTGTTGCTCGAATCCTTGGATATCTAATTGCTTGTCAATAAATTCTTTTGCTTGTCCTATTGTAAAAGCTTCTATGCTTAACAAAGAAACTTTGACACCTTTTTCATCAAGATATAGATATGTATGGTCAATGGCTTGTGTTCTCCCTAAAATCACGACACAAGTATTGGGCGAAGTTTTACTAATTGATGCAATATTATCCAGAAAACTATCATATCCATTGGCTGTAGTTTTTAGGTAACCTTCATCCATCGCGTCAATTATCAAAAATGATTTGCCGGTACGTAATTGTGCAATAAAAATTGGCGCGTCGTCATATCCCAGACTATCGAATAATATGCCAGTTAGGGAATTACTTCCAACAGCATCATGCAAACTAAGATTAAAAATGGGGGCAGTATAATGTGCTGATAAATATTTGGATAGTTCGCTTTTCCCTGTT